TAAGTAACAGAATAGCACAACTTAAAGAACCTTTAAAAGTAGGTTCTTTTATTTATGATTATGATGGAATGAAAATAACTAATATACGTTGGAGAAATGAACAAGATGGCTTTATTAAAATATATGACTTACCTAAAAAGAATTATCCATACGTACTATCAGGAGATACATCAGGAGAAGGTTCAGATTATTTTATAGGACAAGTACTAGATAACACTAATGGAAAACAAGCAGCAGTATTAAGAAAAGAATTTGATGCAGATGAATATACAAGACAAATGTATTGTTTAGGTAAATACTATAATAATGCGTTAGTAGGAATAGAAAGTAACTTTGATACATTTCCAATTAAAGAGATAGAGAGAATAGGATATAAAAAACAATATGTAAGAGAAAAAGAAGATACATTCACAGGAAACATAGTAAAAGCTTATGGATTTAGAACAGACAGAATAACAAGACCGCTTATATTAAGTGAGTTACAAGCAATAGTAAATGATCATATAGAAAACATAAACGACAAAGAAACACTAGAAGAAATGTTAGTGTTCGTAAGAAATGAAAAAGGAAGACCAGAAGCACAGGAAGGCTGTCATGATGATTTAGTAATGGCATTGGCAATAGCTTACCATATAAGAACACAACAAGAAATGACAGTCAAGAAAACAGAAATAGAAAAAAGACTAAGTAAAGAATTTACATTTGAATTTGAAGAAGAAGAACCAAAAGGAGATTATGGAAGAACCATAAAAATAATATAGGAGGGAACAATGATAAACATAGTACTGATGATAGTCACAACGGCTATCTTTTATTTTGGCTTTTTGTTAGGTTACAAGGTAGCAAATAAGGAAGAAATACACAAAGAAGTCAATGTAAAGAAAATAAAAGAGAGAATACCATTCACAGAAGAACACAAAGAATGGAAGAAAGAAGAAGCAAGAATAAATGAGTTAAACCAATTACTAGAAAACGTCAACAATTACAAAGGTGACGATGAAGGACAAAGGAGGATTAGATAATGAAAGACAAGAATGAAGAAAAGAATTTAACTACTATATTTGCACAATATCAAAAAATAAAAGATTATTTAACCTCTAAAGGATATTATAAACAACTAGAAAAGAATTATAACTTTTATATGGGAGACCAATGGAAAGGATTAGAAAGTGGTAACAATGCAATGCCTATGGACAATATAATTGCTTCAATATGTAATTATAAGATAGGTAATGTAAATCAAAATAATATGACTATAGTTTATTCATCTGAAAATGTAGATGAAGAAGATTTTAAGGAAATAGAATATACAGATGAGACGGGAGAAGTACAAACAACTTCTAAACGTAAGATATATGAAAAAGCAGTAGAACTATTAAATAAAAATGCTAATACATTCTTTGAATCAAATAACTTAGAAACAGAGATATGGGATTACAATACAGAAAACTGCATAAGTGGTATGGTATGTATGTATATCTATAAAGATGAGAATGACATTGAAAGAGCTGAAATGGTAGAAGGTAATAATATATATTTCTCAGATGAAAACGATCCTGAAATACAAAATCAAGAGTTTATATTAATAACTTTTAGAAGACCAGTAGAACAGGTAAGAGAAGAAGCAAGAAGGAACGGTTTAAGTGAAGATGAAGTGCGACAGATTTTAGCTGATAATGATACAGATGAACAAATAGGAAACAAAAAAGAAACAGAAGTAGGTTCAGGCAAAGTATTATGTATATTAAAACTATATAAGAAAACAAAGAAGATAAAGAAAACAGAGAAAAGACAAATAATAGATGAATATGGTAATGCTCAGGAAATAGAAGTTGAAGTAGGAACAGAAACAAAAACAACAGTACATATGGTTAAATCAACAAAGAATGTAGTGTATGTTCAAGAAACAGATTTAGGACTTACATTATATCCTTTATCTAAAATGATATGGATAAGAGAGAAAAACAATGCAAGAGGAAGAGGAGAACCTCAAGACAAGATAGGTAACCAAATAGAAATAAACCAAACACTAGCAAGAAGAGATATAGCAATTCAAATGTCTGCATATCCTAAACTAGCATATTTAAGAAAGAAAATACAAAACCCTAGCAGTTTAAATAAAGTAGGTGTAGCAATAGCAGTTGAAGGAGAGGCAGTACAAGATATAAGAAGTGCAATAGATTATTTAAACCCTACACAGGTTAGTCCTGATGCTAAACAGTTCAATGATGAATTATCACAAAAAACAAAAGATAATGCATCAGCCTCAGATGCAGCACTAGGAACAATAGACCCTGAGAAAACAAGTGGACGTTCTGTTATAGCCGTAAGAGATGCTGCTGCAGTACCTTTAAATATTCACGTAACAAGATTTAAAAAATTCTTTGAAGATATTGCAAGAGTGCTATTTGACTTTTGGCAAAATGTAGATGTAGATGGAAAAAGAATAATAATAGAGGAAACAGATGAAGAAACAGGAAAGACAAATGTAACAGTTGAAGTAATTCCTCACGATATAATGACACAGCTTAAAATAAAAGTAAAGGTAAATGTAGCACAAACAGACCCATATTCAATTTATGCACAAGAAGAAATGTGGGACAACCTATTTGTAAAACAGGCAATTACATTTGAAGAATGGGTAGATGGGTTAAGTAATAATTCTAAATACAATAAAGCTAAATTAGAAGAGATAGTAAGAAATAGACGAAATAAAGAAAAAGAACTTATAAACATAGAAGAAGACATCAAAAACAAACAAATGGAAGCTGATAATATTATTCAACAAAGACAACAAGAACAAGAGGTAGAAGATGTTGCAAGTAATGTTGAAGCACAGCAAGAACAATTGAACCAAATGATACAAGAAGCACAGCAAGAAGATTATAATTAATTAGTTTGAAATTAGTGTTAGCAAGATAGGAGTGGTATTATGAAGTGTAAAAATGACAAATTAGTTGAAATGGTAGTAATGGTTAGAAATGATAAAGAAGTTGTATATTATTGTCCTAAATGTAAAGACATAGCCAAAATAAGTGTAGAGGAAGAACAAGAGATTAATGAAAAAGAAAAAAATTAGTTTTTTATATTAAGAGCTTAGGCTCTTATTTTTTATACCTTTTTACTGTTTGCAGGATTAAAAGAACAACAGGGAATTAGTCGACGGACGTTAAACGGGAGGAAACATTATGGAAGAAAATGAGGAAATAGTTGAAGAAACTATCGTTGACAACGACGTAAACGTTGGGGAAGTTCAAGAAGAACAAGAAGTAGAAATCGAGACTTCAAATGAAGAATTAGAAGTAGCTCAAGATGAGCCTATTGAAGAACCTATAGAACAACCAAGGACATACACAGAAGAGGAATATCAAAGAGCTATTAACAAAATCATAGCAAGAGAAAGAAGCAGGTATGAAAAACAAATCAATCCTTTAATCAACACTTTAAAAGCAGGAGGATTTGAAGAAGATGATATACCTGCTTTAACAAATTCTCTTCAAAAAAGCTATGAAAATCAAGGAATAAACATTCCTAAATATGACCAAATGCTCACAGAAAAAGAGCAAAAAGCATTGGCAAAAGCAGATGCTGAGGAAGTCATTGATTTAGGCGAAGAGGTAATGAGACAAACATTTGCAGAGCTTTATTCAAAACCAGATAAAAGTGTTAGAGAAGAAGAGCTTATGTATCTTATTTCACAAGAACACTCAAAAAGAATGGCAAAAAAAGATTTACTTGAATTAGGAGCAGACCCTGACAAAGTGTTGAATGACAGTAAATTTAAAGACTTCGCTCGTAAGTGGGCAAATGATGTTTCAGTTAAAGAAATATATCAAGCCTATACCAAATTAAATAACAAACCAGTACAAAGACCAGCTAGTGCTGGAAGTGTTAAAAATAATGAGAGTGAAACAAGTAAGTATACTCAGGCGAAACTTGACAACATGACACCTCAAGAAATGGCAAAAGCATGGGATGACCCTGAGTTTAGAAAAATAGCTGGATTAAAAAATTAATTAAAGAAAGAAGGAATTTATTATGGCAGATAATGCAATAACAGTATCAATACCTAAACTAGTAAGTGCAAAGGTAATAAAAGAATTAGAAAAAAATTTAGTAGCAAAAAGAATTTGTACAATGGATACAGGTTCACAAATTAAAAAATATGGTGATCAAGTAACATTTGCAGGATTAGACAACCCAACAGTAAAAGATTATGAAGGAACAATTGAATATGAAACTCTAAATGATACAGGAGTAACACTTTTAATTGACCAAAGAAAATATGTAGCATTCAAAGTTGACGACATTGAAGCTTTCCAAAGTGCTATAGATATTAAAGGAACTCAAGTAGAAAGAGCAGCATACGAATTAAAAGATAATGCTGATAAATACGTATTAGCATTAGCTTCTGATAGTTCTATCAAAGCAATTGTAGATGCAACAGCTACTGGAAAAGAAATCTCAGAAGACAATGCTCTTCAATATGCTTCTAAAGTTGCAAGAAAACTAAACGAAGCTAACGTACCTGCAGGACAAAGATTCTTCGTAATCGACCCAATGGTACAAGAATATATGACAAATGCAGGTCTTAAATTTGGAGTAAACGAAGGTATGAAAGGATTTGAAGGTGGTCTTGAATGGGCTGATTACTTAGGAATGAAAACATTCGTAAGTAACAACGTAAAAGTTGCAAGTAACATTCACTATTGCTTAGCAGGTTCATACAATGCTATCGTTTATGCTGACCAAATTGTTAAATCAAGATTTATAGCTGAAGCTGAAAATGCATTTGAAGGATTATATAGTTCTTTACATGTATTTGGTGCTAAAATAATCAAACCAAAAGAATTAGTAGTATTTAAAGTTAAAGAAGCTGCCTAAAAAAAGCTACCTTTTATAGGTAGCTTAAAGGGTATATAGTACCTTTTAATGTGCCTATAAAAAGGGAAAGGAGAAAATATGATAGAGAGTTTATTAGAAAGATTAAAAGATACAAAAATAAGTTATAGTGTAGGATTTTATGCAATGGCATTAATGCTTAACAAGGGATTAATAACCGAAGATGAAATAGTAGAGTTTATAGAGGAAACAGAAAAAAACATCAAAGACGAATACAAAACAGAAATGAAAAGTGAAGAACAATTAGAAGAAATCAAAAAGCTATTTGATAAAGAAGTTATAAAGATAGAATGTGTATTTGTTGATTCTATAAAAGATTATGCAATAGGAGTAGTATTTGCAGACAATACTTACATAACATTAAGGTCATATGAAGATATAAACAAGATAAAAGAGCAAATAGAAAAAATAGGAGGATAAGTCAATGACACTTTCTCAAATAAAAGAATTAGCTGTAAAGTTAATAGATGAATATTCTAATAATTCTAATTTAACTGATGATGAAGACATCAGGTTAAAACTAAACGGTCTATGTAATTTAGGACAAATAGAACTTTCACTAATAAAAAAAATAAAAAAGACTTATGAGTTTAGTATTGATGAGGAATCAGAAACAGAGTATAACGTTATAGCACTTCCAGAAAATTATATGGAAGAAAACAGAATGAGATATTATTCAAGTAATGGTAGTTTACTAAATTACTATATACAAGACAACAAATTAAAAATACATAAAGACTGTTTAGGAAATTTCGAGTTTGAGTATTTTGCAAAACCTCAAGAGATAACAAATGAAACTGATGACGGCTATGAACTTGAAATAGATTTAGAAGCACAACAAGTTTTACCTTATTATGTAGCAAGTGATATTTTGAAAAGTGATGTATCAGCTAATTACACAGCTTTTGAAGCAAAATATAATGCTAAATTAGAAATATTAATGAATAGTGTAAAAAAAGAAGATAACGGATTAATAACAATAAATCAAATAATAGGAGATTTGTAGAAAGGAGGAAACATGGCAACCATACCAAGTTTTACACCTAAGACACCTAAAACAAGAGTATATAGTAATTTTGCAGGAGTAGATTTTACATCTGACAGTTCTCAAGTACAGCTTAATAGAAGTCCAAATTGTGTAAATATGTATAAAGATTACAAGTCTAGTTTAGGACAAGCAATTGAAACTAGACCAGGGTTTATTAATTTATTAAAGTTAAGTTCTGAAATATTTGGAATACATTTTATCAAGACAGACTCTTTAAAGGTAATAGTACATAGTGGAACTAAACTTTTATTGTGGAGTAATTATCCAAGTGAACAAAAACAAGAAACCATGAATGAATTGTATACATCAATGGCAAAAAGAAAGTCAATAGCATTTGTATATAATAATAACTTATATATAAACGATGGAACAAATTACGTATATTATGATGGAACTACAGTAAAAGAAGTGAAGGATGACTCTTTTATACCAACAACGACGATAGCTAGAGCACCATCAGGACGGAGGAACTTTATATCAACCTGTTAATGTACTTCAATCTAAACGAAAGAACTCTTTTTTAGGAAATGGAACAGACAAGGCTTATACATTAGATACAAGCGGATTAGATTCGACACAAGTAACAGCAACTGTAAATGGAAAAGAAAAAGTTGAGGGGACAGATTTTTCTGTAAATAGAGCAACAGGAGTAGTAACATTTAATAGTGCACCTTCTGCACCAAGTACAGCAGGACAAGATAATGTTGTAATTACTTTCGCAAAAACAATAAGTGATTATGGAACAAGAATAAGCAAATGTTTATTAAGTTGTATATTTGACAATAGAGTTTTTTACAGTGGAAATTCAGACTATCCAAATGCTTTATTTCATAGCATGTTAAATGATCCTACATATATTTCGGATACTGCATATTATCAAGATGGAAGTGACAACGTTTCGATAACGTCTTTAATGAGAGTAGGAGATAGTATACTTGTAATAAAGAAAGATGACCAACAAGACTCTGTAGTTTATTATCATACACCTAAAGAAATAACTACAAATGACGAAACTGAAACAGTATATCCAACAAAACAAGGATTAGCAGGAGTAGGCTGTATATCATTCTGGGGAAGTAAAAACTTTTTAGATGAACCTGTATTTATGAGTAGATTAGGACTAAAGAGCTTTACTAAACTTAATTTAGGTTATGAGAGAAGTATAGAACATAAATCAACAATGGTAGACAGTAAACTTGTAAATGAAAGCGATTTAGAAAATGTACACTTAGAACAATGGAGAGGTTATCTTTTATGTTTAATAAATGGACATATATACTTAGCAGACAACAGACAACAATTCTTAAATAAAGGAACTCAACAGCAAGAATATGAATGGTATTATTGGGATAATATAGGAGATGTAGTAGAAGGTACATTTTATAAAGCAACACTACTTAAAGAATATGACGATAGCTTATACTTTGGAACAATAAATGGAGTAGTAGCAAAGTTTGTCGATAACAGATACAACGATAATGGAAGATTAATATACAGCCAATGGCAAACACCTGATGATAGTTTTACATCAGAAAACCATTTGAAGACAACTAATAAAAGAGGCGGAATTGCTAGTATGAAAACAATTCAAAATAGTATTTGCAAATTAAAAGTAAAAACGGATAAAATAGATGAAACTTATGTCACTAGATATGTATCTAGTGGTTTTTCTTTTGTGGATTTATCTTTTATAGACTTTTCATTTACAACATCTAGTAAGTCATTTATGAAATATAAAATCAAACAGAAGAAATGGAGTCAAATATCAATGACATTCTATTCAGATGAGCTAGACAAACCATTTGGAATATTCAATGCTACATTAGAAGCTTTTATAGGTGGATATGTAAAATCAGTAAATTATTTATAAAGGAGGAAAATATGGAATTTGAGAAAATCACAGAAAATGTCGAAAATATAAGTTTATTAGCAGATACACCAGCAATGACGTCAACAGAGTTAAAAGCAGAATTTGACAAAGGAAATAAAACAATAAAAACAAAATTTAATAAACTAGTAGATGACTTAAACGAAATGGATCTACCATCATTTGTAGAGGTAGAAGAATGGGAGGAATCATAAATGAAGAAAATCAATAAAAGCCTTGAGGCTGTAACACACACACACACACGAGCATTTTACAAAGAAAGGAGGAAGCTTATTTATAACTTCTTCCTTTTTATTTGGAGCAAAGGAGGAAGTAGAGTAAGTTAAACTTCCTCGAAAAAATGAAATGGCAAAAAGTTATAAATTAAAAGATGATAATTATATAGATAGCGGAAGTATATCACATAATAGAAAAAGTTTAAAAGAAGTTTTAGGAGTAGTGTTGTATAAAGATAGTACAGGTACAACAGGAAATGTCACATTAACAAAAAATGCAGAAGATTATGATATTATTGAAATATTTTATACTTCTGGTTCAAGAAGTGGTTCTGTTAGAATAAGAGATTTTTCAAATAATGAAAAAATATCTTTAAATTTAACAGGAACGAGTGCTAGTTCTTTTATTAATATAGTTAAAGAAGTTGCAATATCAGGAATTAGCATAACAAAAATTTCAGAAAGAAATTTTATGGTATCAGGAGGAGGCAGTTCTCATTCATTTGTTGATAGTGATACCATTCGTATAACAAAAGTAGTTGGCTATAAATAATTATTATCTTAAGCTAATTAAGAGATGAAGAGTGTAAAATTTAAGAATGAAATGTATTTAGATAGTACAAGCATAGTGCATAAAAGAAAAAAATTAAGTGATTTATTAGAAGGAACAACATTATATGAAAGTGAAACGGGGTTAAATCAAACAAC